CGCCGCCGGTGCCGCCGCCGGTGCCGCCGCCCGCCGGCGCTTCCGCCGCCGCCGCACCAGCCACCAGTCCGGCGCGATGGACGCGCCACGGCGCGAGCATCGCCGCCGCGCCTGACAGTCGCAGTGCGGACGGGATGCTGGCGCGCGCCGATAGCGGTGCATCCAGCAGGTACCCGACTACTAGGATCACTGCCTGGTCTTGCGCCGAAGTCGGTGCGTCCGGCGCATACCGCTCTACCAGTGCCGCCGCCGCGAGTGCCATGCGGACGGCATCGGCCACAACGCCGGTATCGTCGGCACTGACCCTTAGTGCCTGTAGCAGTGCCGTGCGGCTGGCTTCGCCGGTGATTGAGACTGCCATGCGGACGCTCCTATAGACGGAAGAATGAACCGTCGCCGGTCGCGCGGCTCACAAGATTGATCTCGCACAGCATCCCGCGCGACACCACCTTGATGCCGTCCCGCTCGCTCACGGCTTGCTCCACGAAACCCGGCACGACACCTTCGAGAAGGCCGGCACGCTTCCGGTCGCGGACTTCGGGAACACTCGATACGCGCGGCATCCGGCCGCGCGTCTCCCATTCGATACCCTCGTCAGTCTCGGTGACCACAAGCGTTCCATTGCCGGTGCGCGCCAGTGCCTGCGAGTAGTCATATCCGAGTAGCAGCCAGATATCGCCGGACAGGTCCAATGCGCCGGGCTCGATTACCTGGCGCTCCTGCCGCTGCATGGACGTGGTAGCCACCACGCCAAGCCGAATGACGCCGTTCATCGCCAGAGACGGACCCTGTTCGCCGCGCCAGAGCGCACATACACGGCTTCCAGCGCCGCCCGCGCCACGGCCGATTGAGGATAGGCCGGCTTGTCGACCAATCCGATGCCATGGACCGTAGCGGCCGTGACGTGGCGCACCGGTCGATCGTCGCTCGCGTCGGCGCGCCATGACTCGCGACGCACCAGCATCTCGACCGATAGACCGGTCAGGAGCCCGGCGCGAACGGCTTCAAGTGCGTCGTCACCGTTGCGCGTCGGCGGCAACTCCGCCCGCATGAGCACGTCCTTGAAGCGCGTCGAGAGCGTCAACCCGGCGCCGGTACGCGCAATGAGCCGCGCGCGATCGTGCTGGATGTTGAGGGTCACGTCATCCCAACGAAGGGAGTCCGGTTCGACGATCTCACGGAAAACTCCCAGATCCGCGACATCGCCATATCGGAGCACGCGCCCAGTGATCACGCGACTGTCAGATCCGCCTTCATGGCGGATCTCACAGTACCTGTGCTCTACCTGGTGGACGCTCATGCCAGCTTGGCCTTCCAACCCTGGATATCGTCCCGAAGCGCGTCGAACCCGAAAAGCATGGTCGCCGTGATCCGCACCTGACCGGACGCGGCATTGCTATAGGGATCCCGAATCAGACTGACACCCGCCCATACCGGCGCGACTGCGATGGTGGCCGCCGTGGAGAAGCGGTAGTTCGTTTGGATGTTGCTGGCCGGCGCACCCACCAACCCGGACGCGCGGATGGCGCCCACGCCGGACGCGCGAACCATCGTCTCCAACGTGTCCGCCGGATTCTGGTTGGTGCCAGTCTGGCGAGTCTGACGCAAGTATTTGCCGGTCGCCGTGCCGACGAACAGCCTGACACCGCTCGCGTCCCGCACATGGGTTCCGTCGATGCCGCCGGCGATGGTCGCATCGAGATCGCCGATCTTGAGCGTGGCGGAAGGATCGGCGCCGGCGGCGGCGGCATGGCCGACGAGCCCGACGATGGCCGGATCGGCCGCGTTGCCGTTGATCACGACCTTGTCCATCAGCCGGCCCATCACGGTGCGCAAGTCGCTTCGCAGCAGAGCCTCGTACCCTGCGAATTGAGCGATATCCTCGACGCGGATCAAATACGCGGCCGATCCGCGCGACGGCGCGATGGTCGAGCCGGTGATGGTCGCCGCTTCGGAATCTACAGCCACGCCGGGATTGGCCATGTCGCCGGACGCGCCGGCGGACATGATCGGGTAGTTCGGCGTGCCGGACGCCACCGACGGGAACCGAACGCCGAAGAATGCCGCGTCCGTCGGCGCGAATACCCGCGCGATGGCAGCCTGTTGCGGCTCGCCGATCGCATTTGCGTTGACGGTTGTTGCCGCGTCCACGCGATCCTCCACGGCCGCGCGATCCTCATGCGGCAGCGGCAGAAGAGCCTCCCACGGCATTTCATGGTCGCGAAGGCCAAGCTCCTTGTTGAATTCAGCTTCGGCGCCTTCCAACTTCCCCTCATTCAGCACCGCCCGGACGTAGCTTCGAGCCTCGATCTGGCGCGTCACGGCTCGCAGCTCGCGACTCGCATCCTCTTCCGCTTCCGCCTTCACGGCGGCTCGGAATTCGCCTTCGGCGGCGAGGGAACGCTCTTCCAGCCTCGCACGTTCCGCCTTCTTCTCGTCCGTCAAATCCGGCGCGGACAGATCGGGACCATTCAACTTCTCTCTGATCTCAGAGAGTTCGATGGCCAGTTTCGCGGACTTCCTCATGCTCGTACCTCCTATGCAAACTCACGATTGATGGCACGGCGGATCTCTATCACCAACACTCTCTCGATATCCCGCCGCCCGTTCTCCAATGCACGCTCCAATACCCGGACGCGAGCATCGACGAAAGGCCAATAGAAAACACCCGAAACGATGATTCTGGATCCGCTGGCGCGCACGGTCAGGCTAGAACGCAATCGACCGGTACGGACCGGCACGATCGCTTGCGCGCGATACTCGATCACCCGCGCGATCTCATGAGCCGATGCTCGCAGTCCGCGAGTCACGGCCCGGCGAACGCGCGGGATCACGTCACCCAATATGTCAGGCAACTGAAAACCGCTAAAGTCGATATTGATATCCAATGGCATCAGGCATGTACCGCTTCGCCGGTCCGGCTGGCACTGAACGTGATGAACCGCCGCCGACCGATGATCTCTACGTCACCGACCACGTAACGCTCGCCGCGCAAGAGCATGTACAACGCCGGGCGGACGCGGGCATCGTATCGCGCGGTTATGGTGACGATGGTTTCGTGTACGTCTTCCAGTTCTGTAAGGCCACTGATGCCGATGGTCGTGATGCCGCGAGTCGCCCGATCCACGCTCACATACAGGGAAAAGTCCACCGTGGCATTCGCCGGATTCCGCGTATCCGTGATCCGGACCTGTTCATTCATTGACTCTCTCCAACCATTCACGGCGTGCCGTGGACGTGGCCGCATGGTGCGCCAAATGGCATCGCCGGCACAGTGCAATGAGGTTCGACATGTCGAATTCCTCGCCGCCCTGGTGTATCGGCTGAATGTGGTGCACCTCTAGCCGCCCGGTCCCGCCGCATTGCTCGCACCGCCATCCGCCGCGCACCAGCACTCGCCGCCGCATTGCCTGCCACGCGCGCCCACCGCTCCGACTCTTACGCGCCATCACTCTTTCTCGAGGCCGTAGAAGTCCCGCCAGCACCATTCCGAGCACCACGCATGGCCAGGCTGGATGTTCTCTCTCACACCACCGCCGCCATCGTGGTCCGCGAAAATCCGGTCGCAGTTGGCGCACCGCCGCATCACGGCACCGGCGGCGAGGATCTTCGCCGCATCCGCCGTGATGCGGCGGCCGGTCACGCCAATCCCCGGTACATCGCGCGTCGCGGCCGGGAACGCCATCGATGGCCAAGACCAAGCGCCAGCACGCCAGCCTGTAGCGCGTCGATGCGACCGGCGGCCTTGGCCTTGTCCAGCTTCGGGTTCCCGGCCGCGTCCCGCACCACGGAAGATGATGCGATCGCGGACTCCATCACCAAGTTTCGCCGGAGCCGAACGTGACCCTCCAAGCACTCGCGTTGGAAAGCCCGCACGTCGGCGGACCCATCGGCGGTATGGGACGCACCCTGCCCGCGCCATACCATCGGCCACGTCACGCCGGCGCGGCTCATGGCGTCCATGCACTCTTGCCGGCGGTACCGGTCCGCCGCACATGCGGCGATCCGCTCGCCGCCTAGCGCGGACGCGAGCCGGTCGATGAACACCGGCACGTCGGTTGTCCGTCCTGGTGTCTCCCATAGCTCGCCGCGCGTCCGCATCCGCTCGTACAACCCGCCCACGCCGTCAGCCTGCCCGCGCGATGCCAAGTCCGGGACGGCGGGGAAGGCAGCAAAAACCACAAGGCGGCCAGTCTCCGGCCAGTAGGCCACGGCCGCCGTCATGCTGGCGCTACCGCCAAGGTCGATGCCGACGAAGCAAGGCCCGTGCCGCAACGGCACATCCACGCCGCTAGACGAATCCTCGATCACACACTCACTCCATTGCGCGACCGTCAGGATCATTTCGCGCGATGGTGCTTGAGGGAGGTTCAAGTCATACGCGGCAAAACTTGGCGCGTCCGCGGGATTGGTCATGGCGCGACGCGCCATGTGCGCCATGTACTCGACCGATTTGATCCCATCGGTGAGCCCTGGATTCGCAGCGTGCCATGCCGCTTCATCGTCGTATGCCGCGTCCGCCGGTGCCGCCCATTCGCGCCAGTACACGCCGGGCTCGCCGGCACGGTCCGCCAGCTCCGAGAACATCGGTCCATCGCCGCGGATGCTGATGGATATCAGCCGGCCGTTGCGGCCGGAAACGCTGGAAAGGATTGCGTTCCACAGCGGGCGGGACCGTTCCGGCAATAGGCCGGCTTCGTCGATGATGGCAATGTCCGCGCCGATGGCATGGCCGGTGGCCTTGTCCGCGGCGAGGATATCAACGCGAGTATCGAATCGGCCGAAGATCAGTCCGGGCGGCGGCGACTGGCGCACTTCGAGCCCCTGGATGCCGCTGGCCGTGGCGATACCCTCGACCGCCATGCGTAGCTCCTTCGCCAACGCACCGGTGAGTGAGCACACCACGCCACGCCAGCCGGGACGCGCGAGCGGACCCACCAAGTAAGCGAGTAGCACCGCCGCGATTAGTCCGGACTTGCCGTTTTTGCGCGCGACGGACAAACCGGCTTCATGGATGCCCGGAGCAAGCGCGCCCTCAAGAAAGCCCCGCTGCCAGTCTGCGATGGCGAACGGCCGGCTGGCCAGCCAACCGGTCGGGACCTGTCTCTTCTACACATCGGACGCCGCCGACGCCCCCCTCCCGACTGTCCCCGGCGGTCCCCCCCCTCTCCCCCCACTTTTCTCTTCTTTCTTCCTTCCTCTCTCCCTTTCCTTCTCTCTCC